AGAACCATTAGCTACAAAAGAAGAATAAAGAGATTGACAGAATAACTAACAATGTTAGAGCTTATGAACAACTAGCATCCTAGAAAGAATAGTTAAACAGAGTACTATAGCTTACTATAGAAGAACTAAATACTAGTAATGATAGTTTATTGAAAGAAGCCAAGGATGCTTAGAAAAAGCTTAAAATCAAAGACAAGAACCTAACTAATATAAATGTAATCAATACCGAGATTAAAGATTCGGTTAGAACTATTATAAAACATAAGTTAATAGATTTTGACGAAGAACTTAAAATTAATCCATTAACAACTATCATAGTTAGTAGAAAGGATTCAATCCTTAAAGCCACATTAGATATTAAGAATCAATAGATTCTGTTTGTAGAAGAGAAGAAAGAATATCGTAATAAGTATAAGAATGGCTGGGTTAGGTTCTGGCACTTTGATTGGAAAAAGATACATACCAAAAGATATCAAATAGTTAACAGTAACCCAATAATTAAGGTAACTGATACTCGTATAATAGAGTTACCGAAATGAAATCAATATATTCAATAATATTAATCAATAATAATATGCATAGAATATTTCGTGTAAAGGCTTACGAAGCAGAACACGGTCCTCACTTCAATGAGGAACATGCCCGTAAAGCTGTAAGTAAAATGGAAAATGAGGATGGTACTCGTGGACCGCATTGGTCTGTAGAAGAAACTACCGCATTAGCTAGTCAGTACGGAATAAATCTGGGTAGCAGATTTAACCGTTATGATTGGTTCGTAGCACTTAACATGGTTTATTCTGATTACTATAAAGTAATTATAAGTATGACTAATTCTAATAGCACTAAGCATTTTGTTGAATTGGCAAAGGCTTGGATCAATGATAAAGACATTGATGAAGGTAAGATGTGGTACTACTATATTTACGTTATGTGTGATAAGATCAGACAAGCTGAAATGGAATGCTATGAGGAAGAAGTTGAAAAGCGTGACAAATACGAAGATGACGATGATGACGAATTTGAACGCATAGGCTTATTCCGTAGAGGTGGTAGAAGAGGTGGTATGATGCGTGGTGGTCGTAGAGTATATTCTACTAGCAGAGCTAGAGACTATGAAGACGATTATGAACGCATGCTCGAAAGAGAAAAAGAGTACGAACCTTATTCAGAATATGGACGTGGCAAAGCAGTTCGCTACGTTAGATATTAATAAAAATCAATTTTTAAATTAAATCAATTATGTTAGAAGATAGAATTATTGTGCAGGATCGCGGTATTGACGCTGGTCTTGCTGCTTTAATATAGAATGCTAATAAAGGTAATATGGATCCCGCTGCTTTGATGGCTATGATGAACAACGGTGGTTTCGGTGGAAACGGCGGTTGGTGGTGGATTTGGATCATCCTGATCTTCTTCTGCTGGGGCGGTTTCGGTGGTAATGGTTTCGGCGGACGTAACGCTGGTGCTCTTGCTTCTGAACTGAACAGTGACGCTAACACTAATCTGTTGATGCAGGCTATTAACGGTAACAAAGATGCCATCAATAGCTTAGCTACTACTTTGAATTGTGATATTAATTCTGTTCAGACAGCTCTTAATACTATCAATTCTGGAGTAAGTCAGATCTCTTGCGATACTAAGTTGTCTAGCTGTGAAGTAATCAATGCTATTACTTCTGGTAATGCAAGCTTGGCTTCTCAGTTAGCTAGCTGCTGCTGCAATGTTAGAGAATCTATTAGCGGTGTAAATAACAACATCACTAAGATGGGTTATGAAAATCAGCTGTCTGTATGCAATCAGACTAACACACTGTAGAACGCTATTACTAATGGATTCAATTCTTTAATGGCTGATAATGCATCTAAGTTTAATATTGTAGGTGCTAAGATAGATGCACAGACTCAAATTATCAATGATAAGTTCTGTCAACTCGAAATGAGAGAAATGCAGAATAAGATCGATGCTTTGCGTGAAGATAAACAAGCTTTACAATTGTCTGCTTCTCAGCAAGCTCAAACTGCAAACATCGTTAATCAAATTCGTCCGTGTCCTGTTCCTGCTTACTTAACTTGCAATCCTTTTGGTTGTCAGGGTGGCTTGAACGATTATGGCTACGGCTACGGCTACGGTTATAATAACGGTTGCGGATGCGGTTGCTAATAAGAAAGGAGGCAGTTATGTTTTATCCTTTTTTAAACTACTTTAATAGAGGTAGAGTAAGAACTGTAGATAATTTTGGTATTCCAGTATTGAGAACTAACTATGTTACTACCGATACTACGACTACTTCAGTTACTTATGGTATATGTCCTAAACTGTGGAGACAACTCCCATGCCAAGGTTTATTTATACTGCATGTAACATCTACTCCTGCTAGTGCGGCTACTCCTACGGATTTAGTATTCTTAGATCCTACATGTTTCACTAATAGATAGATTGATAATACTACTACGGTTATTACATCTACAGGAGCTAAAGCTCTATTAAATGGTTCCGGAGCTCAAATGACAAATAATGAAATTACAACTGGTAACAGATATCTTATATACTATAACAAATGTGACGGAATCTTCCAAGTAATTAATCATATAGTAGTACCGGCTACACCGGCAGCTTAATATAAATTGGGGCTCTAAATGAGCCCCTTAAAACTAACTTATTATGTTATTCAATCAATTAAATATAGGTGATAAGGTATATATAATAGAAGTGGTTGGGACATTCAAGAAGACTACAGAGTATAATGAAGGTTCTGTTACTCAAGTAAGTGCAGTATATGATGAGCCACTACCACCTGGGCAATTTCCTATGCCTAATCAACCTAGAAAGAAAGTAGTAGATATAACTATCTAGTGTAATGGAGAAACTAAGAAATTTACTATACCTGAGAACAAATCAGTTATAACAGACAATGCTATAGGACTTACTATAGCTACAGATAAATAGGAAATTATAAGTATAGTACGTAATCAATATAATACTTACAAACAAAGAAAAGAAGCCATAGCTAAATGCGATGAAGAAATGGCTAAGTGTTAGACTCTGTTAGATAAGCTTGGAGTAGATAATGAACCAGCTAAAGAGAATGATAAGATAATAGAGTTATAGAAAGAAGTTAACGAATTAAAAAATATAATAAGGAAAGCTAATTAGATGGTTCCGCCACCTATGAAGGAAATGCTTCCTTAGGATATGAAGAATGCTATGGATAAGGTTGGTCAATAAGATCAACCTTTTTTTGTTTTAAGCTCGTGTAAGAAACGCTATTAGTTAAGGTAAGGGATTGTAAGCTACAATACGTAAAGTGTCTCTAAAGGCCTTAAAATGCGTTTTAAGCTTTATAACGTTATTAGAAATAAGATATGACACTTAACTAGTTAATTGATAATATTCTACTTATTGCTCGCAATAATAATATTGCAGAGTCTGAGCATTTAAGTAGAGCACAAATTGAAAAGTGGATTATAGGTTACAGAGCTATGTTAATAAAGCAAGACATAGATAAAGACAGAGATATAAATGATATGTATCTTACTACTATAGAACCTATCCATTTAGACCGTGAAGAAACTGTACCGGGTTACTTTACATATGTAGGAGATAAAGAACTCCCTAAGTTAATAGACTTTAACTATAGACCTGGAGTAATAAATGTACGTGATATGTTTGGTAATATAATTTAGATAGGTAGCCGTACTAAAGCTAAATTATAGAAGTATAGAAAAGCTACATGTAAAGACTATATTGCATGGGTTAAGAATAATAGGATATATGTAGATGGGGATTCTAATCAGCTAGAGTATATCAGTGTAGATGTAATAGCTGAAGATCCTACAGAACTTAATGCTTGTTTTGATCCAGATGGTGAGTTTCCTATACCGTCTGCAATGATACCAGTAATAACACAAATGATAATGCAGAGAGAATTATCTGTTATGATTACTATGCCTAGTGATGATAGTAATGATGCACATGATGATACGCAGAATAGAGTTAATAATAAATGAGAGAGAGATTAAAATATTAGAGAAAGTGCTATACTATTGCCGATTATTATATAAGCTATAAGGAGTACATAGAACCTAATACTTAGTATGATGTAGATTTAAAGACTTTTAAAGCTATAGTTACTGATTACTTTAAATACATTAAAAACGAAATAATGTATGAATGTAAAGAAATAAAGTTACCGTGTAGGTTAGGTACTTTGCAAATCATAAAGCATCAACCTAAAGAGTATTCAGGCAAAAGTCTTAGATGGGATTGGAAAGCTACTAAAGAAATAGGTAAACCAGTATATTTACTTAACGAGCATAGTAATGGATGGAAGTACAGATTCTTCTGGTCTAAACAAGGATGCTTACTAACTAATAAAGGTAAATATCAATTTATAGCATGTCGAGATAATAAACGAGAGTTGTGTAGAATTATAAAGAGTAGAATGCGTGATTATGTAGAATTATAATTTTTGTTCAATAAAAGATATACCTCAGAGTACATCTGGAATATATTCTATAGTCAATATGCTGAATAATCACAGGTATATAGGAAGTTCTAAAAATATACGAGCTAGACTATATTAGCATTATAACAAACTTAACAAAAATAAACATCACAGTATTCATTTCTAGAATGCTTTTAATAAATATGGTCAAGATAAGTTTATTATACAGATCCTAGAACAATGTGAGCCTATTCGAGATACTTTAATATTTATAGAACAAAAATATTTAGACTTAAATCCAGAATATAACATTGCTAAATTAGCTTCATGTCCGGCTTAGTTAAACCAATCATATGAAACTAGGTACAAAAGGGCTCTTAAGTTAAGAGGAAAAAAGAGAACAGAAGAATTTAAAAAAAGACTCAGCCGGATTACCATGAATAAACTTGGAAAAAAAGTAGATTAGTTTGATCTTGATGGCGTGTATATAAGAACTTTTGATAGTACCGCACAAGCTTCTAGACATTGTGGAGACTATAAGACTAGAGGAGTAGCTATACAATGCTGTTGTAATGGTAAAGGTAAGCAAGCTCATGGTTTTTAGTGGAGATGGCATACTGAAGATACTGATAATATAGGAAAATATATATCTCATTCAATGGATGTGATAGAAAAATCTAAAAAGAGAATATATAAATTAGATATGAACGATAAGTTGTTACAAGTATATAATTCTATTTCTGATGCAGCTAGAGATTTGAATAGTAAAAACTTGACTGCTGCGTGTAGTAATATAGTATAGTGTGCCAAGGGCAATACTATTTCGGCATATGGATTTAAATGGAGATACAATTATGATAAATAATAGAATGATATCCTCAAACACAGTTATTGCTAAAGTGATCGCGGATTTGCAATTACAAGAATCTGATATACGAATTACAGATATACGTGAGTGGTGCATGGAAGCTATTCTTAAGATAGGAGCTATACAATAGTATGAGCATAAGGTAGCTATACTACCAATAGAATGCCATTAGGTTGCTTTGCCTTGTGATTTATATAAATTAGGTCAAGTAGCGTTTTCATTCTGTAATGGAGGAGGATGGTTGCCTATGAGGAAAGCTACTTCTAGTTTTGGAGTATTTCATGACCGTGAATGTAGTAATGAACCTTGTATGTTAATTCCAGATACTGCAATGTTTCCATTAGTAAAGAATATGTTCAATTTAAATACTGATAGAGAAGCATTAGATAAGTTAAATGAAGATACTAACTTACGACAAACATTAAGTATATTACTTAATCAATGGACAGTAGGTACAGTAAATGGTAAATTTGTTCCTGGAGTAGTAGATCATAGGGATGGTACTATGTTTAGTAATGAATTACAATATACTACTAAACCTGGTTATATTAATACATGTATGCCTAGAGGATTTGTTAAAATATCCTATTATGCTATATATACCGATGAAGATAGCATGCCGATGATACCAGATTTAGAGTCTTATAAAGAATGTTTGTATTGGTATATTACTATGAAACTTATGTATCCTAAGAAATTAAAAGGACAAATAAGTCAAGGAGATTACTATGATATACGT